AATGAGTAGGCAATTCTTGGATTTAAACTCTTTTAGAGTAGAAGTCTATTCCTTCTTGCCAGTAAGGTTCTTGCGAATTTTCTTACTTACTATCCAATTATAATATTTTTCTGCAAATGGCAAGGGATCATTTTTTTGAAACTCTGTACCTGTTTCTTTAACCAATCTTAATATTTCTAACCTAATTTCTTGATCGTTAAGATTATTTATCTGCATATAACATTTCTCTTAATGTGTAGACTTGTTGTACCATTTTATCATGATCTGGATGTTGTTTATTCCAGTATGGTCCATCAGTGTCATTAGTAATGGCTGATATTTCTGATTCAATATCTGTAACTGAATTTACATTTTCACTTTCAGTTGCAACCATTTTATCTTCTGACATCATACTTGCTATCTTTGCAAAGCCTTTTATAATTTCTGGATGATCACCAAGTCTAGTACCATTTGATAAAGTCATATCTAAAACTTCTGGATTAATATTTGCTTTTGCTAATGCACCAGCTTGTTGTACTTTAGCATCAAAGTCTCTACCCCATTCTTGTCTTAACTGTTGTTCAGATTGAGCTTGTGCTGTTTCAGTATCTATTTTTGCTTGTTGAGCTGTGCCTTCCATATTATTTTTATAAAAATCTAATATGCCTTCTGCCTGTTTATTATTTAATCCAAGTTTATGTGATTGTTCTGCAAAAGATTTTATTGCACTTTCATCCATAGGAACTACATCTGACTTAACATCAAAATTATATTTGTCTGCAGTTTCTGGTCTACCTAATTTTGCATAGGCTTCATCCCATGCTTCTTGTGTAGAATTTTTTGTAGGTATTACAATTTTATCTTGACCAATCATTTTAACTGCATTGATATAAGATTTAGCTAAAGCATCTGCTTCTGTAAATTTTTCAATATTTGGATCTTTTCTATATTCTTCGCTAATAGAATCTTTCCAAGATGATAAGGGTTGTGCAGGAGGTGTAACTGCGGGTGTTGTTGGTTGTGTTGTTTCTGTAGTCGCTTGTTCTACAGGCACAGTTTCTTGTGTTATCTGTTCATTTGACATTTTTATTTATCCTTAGTTTGTAGCATTGATTTAATAAATAGAATGACGCTACGTTGTCCTTCCATATATGCACTTTCATGGCTATCACCTTTTACATTAGTGGTAGAATGATAATGACATCTTTTTTCAAGATCAGCCAAGACTTTTTTGCCTTCATCTGTATTGAATATTGTTTTGTAGTTTGTTTGTAATTCTTGTAAAAACTTTTCTAGTTGTTTTGTTTCCATACTATTCCACTTCTGCATTTGCTACAGCTCTTGCTTCTTCTGGCAATGCTTTCGCTAGTGGTGCTATATCTCCTCCGGCTTGAGCAACTTGTTGCATCTGAGCCATTTGTTGTTGTTGTTCTGCAGCTTGTGCTGCTGCTTCTCTTTCTGCATTAACTTCTGATTGTAGTTTTAATAATTTTTGTGGCATACCCACAAGTTCAGCAACGTGTTTAGTTAGTGCATCAAAATTTACATAATCAAATACAGGAGCAACATTAGCAAGTGATCCCAGTATTTCTATTGCTCTAGTAATTGATGAAAGCTCTGTAGATTTTTGTGCTTTAGCCAAAGGTGAAACATATTCTATTTCTATATCTTGACCAGATAAAAATTCTGGTGCAGGAGCAAACTGTTCTCTTCTTAATAAAATATTAAAACATCTATCAATTAATGGTTTTAATAATTCTGATTGTAGTCTACCTAATACTGGACCAAGTAATCTCATCTTCTCTTCGTTTCTTTGTATGACTTCTGTTGCTGTCATCTGTGGTCCTTGTTGTAACATCAGTTGATCAACATAAAAAACATTTCTAATAGCAGTTCTTCTTTGCTCTTCCATATTCAAACCTAGTGGATTGTTTGCACCAATGTTTAATGGTTCTATTCTGTCTCTTGTACCACTTCTGTAAAAATTTAATCCACCCGGTACAGTTCTTACAGGAAGTAAGAAGCCATCATCCGGAACTAATAAAGGTGGGTCTACTTGTTTCTGTGCGGCTTTGATTGTAGTTTTTGACATTTCATTTAGCATCTTTACGTCTGGCAAAGCTGTCATTGCAGGTGATCTACCATATATTTCATGTGATGCTTTTAAATATCTTGGAACTACAAAAGGAAACTCTTGAAAACCAGATACTGATAATTCATTACCATTTTTGTATTCTACATATACAGATTCAAATGGCATATTATCTGTATCTTTTAATTTAGGATTAAAATCTTTTCTTGGATATACTGCGTGTAATATTTCTACTTCATTGTATGGATCTTTTTTTTCTTGTGCTTTTATATCTGTAGATATTGCATCTCCAAATTGTTGTATCGCAGCTCTTACTGATAACTTAAATTTTCTATATACAGTATCTATTCTACCTTTATCATTCTCTGCTATAAATATTTCATTAATGTGTCTTGTAGAAAATTTTAATATATCTTCATTATCTTCTTGGATGTGCATAGCTGCAGTGCCAAATGTAATTAGATCATGGTACAGTTCAAATATTTCTTGTTGAAAGTTTGATCTACCAAATGCTGTGTACATAACTTCAGTTGCATTTTCTAACCAAAGTTTAGCTTCATCTTCCATTTCTATTTGTGAATTTTTAAATCTTAATGAAAACCAAGGTGTAGATGGATTAGTTAGCATACCATGTAATGATGCTGCTAACAATTCTACTGCTTGTATTGGAGAAGAATCAAAAATTAATTCTGTACGTTTATCTCCTTTTGATCTTGTTTTAGTAACATCAGCTTTTCTTGGTTGCATATAATCTGCAACTTCTTGCCAATGTGTTTCCCAATTTTGTCTTTGACCTTTTAGTCTGTCAAATCTTGCTAACAAAGATTTAGTTAAATCTGTTTTTGCCATTATACTACTTGTCCTAATAAACTTTTCTTACCTAATGAATAATCTGAAGAAACTGTTGTTACTCCTTTTGATGAAGTTAAAATATTTTGACTTTTTCCTTTTTTTTTAACTTTTCTAACATCATAAGTTGAATCTTTTTTATCTTCATCAATTTTTGCTTGTGTTGTTTGTACTTCTGTTCCACCAATATTTTTTTTAACTATAACTGGTTCTGCAGGTTGATTATTACCACCTCTATCATTATCATTGCCTGTAGGTGTTTCTCTTGTATAACCTTTAGCATCTAATTTAGATTTAAAATCTTTAGATAAAATTTGTTCTGTACTTAAACCTTGTAAGTTAATATTATTTTTATTAGCAAACTTCATTCTTCTATTAAGGTTACTTTTATCAGCAATATTTTTAACACCTTGAATAATTGGATTATTTTCTACATATCGATCAATAATATTTTTATTAACTGTATAACCAAATTTATTTTTTTTAGTTTTAGATTTTCTTGCTTGTATTTTTTTTAATTGATCTGAATAAGTATCAACTTTTTTTTCGTCTCCTTTATCTGATCCTCCTGCTCCTGCTGCACCCATATTAATCCTTTTTACCTAGTAATGTTTCTAACGCAGCTTCCTTATCTTCTTGTACTCCAAGTGGACCGGTTAGTATTGTTGAACGTCTACCTTTTCTTTTTCTTCTGATAGCATCTTTCTCTGCTTTAATTGCTGCTTTTTCTTCATCACTTATTTCGCTGCTAGGTGCTTCAACCGGAGGTGGCGGTGGCGGCAATGGTGGCATTTTTGGTTTGAATATTGAACCCATAATTATATAATCCTGTAACTATTATCTGCTACACTTTGTGGAGCTGATTGTCTAGTATTAATTTCTTGGAGACCAACTGCTAGGTAACGCATTGCATCACAAGCATGAGAACTCCAATCGTGTACAGGCTTTGATCTAAACATTCTATTTTTATCAATGTACTTCCTGTGGTAATGTCTTAACGCATCTATTAACTTTTTGCAATGGTC